ATGATACAGATAGATACCGAACATCCCGAATATCGCAGGATGGCGCCCACGTGGGCCATGTACCGAGACCTCTACACTGGGGGACAGCAGTTCAAGCAGCGCGCCATCAACTACCTGACACGGAGACAAAAGGAGCCGCTCGAAGTTTATTCGGAACGGCTGGGACGAGCGTTTTACGAAAACTACATAGGGTCGATTGTGGACTGGTATGGCTCTACCTTGTTTCACCGCGAGGCGAGCTTGCAATACGACGGCGGCATGGATTCCGGCAGGAAGTTTTTATCGGAACTGCAAGACAATTGCGATCGCCGTGGCACCACGCTATCCGCCTTTTTTCAAGAGGCATTTAGAAACTCGCTGGTTGCCGGTAGGAGTGTCATTCTGGTTGATTTTCCGCGCGCCTCAAAGGCGCCTGCAAACAGGGCTGAGGAGGAGGAAATTGGCCTGTCGCGCGCTTTCCTGCTGTCCTTTCAGGCGGAAGATCTCATCAACTGGAGCAAGGACGACACCGGTGAATATGAATGGGCGGTATTGCGAATTCGGGTCGATACGCAACCAGACGTAGCGTCCACGCAACGCCTAACGGAAACGATTTGGCGTTACTATGACCGGACTTCTTATCGAATATACCGGCGGACTGAGGGTGGGCCTCAGCCCGGAGCGATTGAACTGGTGGGTGAAGGGTTTCATGCGCTGGCGAATCAAAATCGAGTCCCCATCTTCGAGTTAGAGGCCAAGGACACGTCGTGGCTGATGAACAAGGCGGCGCAGTTGCAGTTGGAGCACTTCAACAAGTCAAACGCGCTGGGCTGGGCCATTACTATGGGGCTCTTTGCCATGCCGGTGATCTATTCGGAGCGCGAGTGGAATCAGATTGTGGGCGAAAGCTATTACATTCAACTTGCGCCCGGAGATCGGTTTGGTTGGGCGGAGCCTGATGGGAAGGTCCACCAGATCGCCGCCGATCATCTGGCGACGTTGAAAGAAGAGATCTACCGGGTCTGTTATTTGTCGCAAGCTTCGGGTGAGGATGCCGGCGGACGAGTACAATCCGCGGTCAGCAAGCAGCTTGACTCTCAAATGACCCAGGAAATGTTGCGCGCCTACGGGGTTTCGGTCAAGAGCGTGATGCGGAAAGTGTTGGAGGCCATCATTACGGCGCGGCAGGATGATATCCGGGTGCTTATTACCGGGCTTGACGAGGTGGACATTAGCAATTTTGCGAGCGAACTCGAGCAAGCTACGAATCTACTGGCGCTCGGAATTCCGTCGGAGACGTTCAAGAAGCAGGTGTTCGAGCGTCTTGCCCTCAAGTATTTGAGCGACGTGAGGCAGGAGACCAAGGATCAGATTGTGAGAGAGATCGAGTCGCAAATCAAGAGTCAAATGGAGATGAATTAAATGTCAGAACAACGAAACATGGAAACCGTGGAAGAGCCACAGGCTGATATCCGGGATGTGGTGCGGCAAACGATTCAGGAGTTTGTTAACGCCGAGCAGAAAAAAGCCGAACCTGCTTACAAGACCGAATTGCAGGAAGAACGCCGGCGGCGCGAGAGCCTGGAAACCCGGTTGAATCAACTGGTGGAAGAGAATCGAAAAGCTCGCGCGATGGCCGATGAGGCCGACCGCAATTCTCAGATCCGCAGCGAGCTGCAGCGGCTGGGTGTCGCCAAGGTTGAATTGGCGTTCCGGGCGGTGAAAGACGATATTGTGCGCGCTGAAGATGGGCGCTTGCAGCCGCGTGGCGCGGAAGGGAAGACGCTGCAGGATTATTTGACGAACTTCGTTCAAGAGAATCCAGAGCTTTTGCCCGCCAGAATTCCCGGCGGCAGCGGCGCGCAAAATCCCGCGCGGAGTTCTCAACAAGGGATGTCTGGCGGCGTGGAGATTGAAAAGATCAAACCGGGAATGAGTAAGGATGACAGCGACCGGGTGCGCCAGGAAATTGCGAAGCTTGCTTCGCAAATGTTACGCGGGATGTGATCTTTCCGCACAAAGGCAACGAGCGGCGACTCAACAAGCCGTTGTGAGTTGGCCTAGTTTTAGGAAATTCGGCGCATCGCGCCTCAAGAAGGATTAAAAGATTTATGGCTATTATTACGTCCGCCAATTTGGCGAATGCGATTGTGAAGTTGGTGGCGGCTGATGCGCTACCGGCATTGATGGGGAACATGGTGATGGGTAACCTTGTGAACCGCGACTACGAGCCCGTGCTGGCAAATACCGGCGACACGGTGAACGTACCGATTCCACCCGTTCTGGTGGCGAACAACATTGCGGAAGGCGGTACTGTTAGTCCGCAGAACCCCAGCCTGGGCAACGCTCAGATTGTGCTCAACACTCACGCCGAGGCGACGTTCCAGATTCCAGATGTCACTAAAGCTCTGGCATTCCCGGAATTGATGCGCGCCTATATGCAACCTGCGGTGGTCGCCATCGCCTCGAAGGTAGAGAGCGATCTGCTCAACTTGTACAGCCAATTTACAGCTAACCCGGCTTTAGGGACCGCGGGCACACCGGTGACCGAGGCTGTGATCGATTCCGCCGAAACGGCCCTTTTCACTGCGAAAGTGCCGCCGGGCATGCCGAAGTATCTGGTGGTGGACTCGAGTACTTATTCCGCCATTCGCCAGATTCCGCGCTTCAGCGAGTATTACACAGCCGGCGAAGCGGGGCTAAAGGCGTTGGTGGAAGGAAACGTCGGCAAGATGAAAGACTTTTTCATCTTCCGTTCGCAGTTTGTGCCGGTTACGGGATCGCCGTCATCCACCATCCACAATCTCGCGTTTACCAAAGATGCGATCGGTTTGGTGGTACGCCGTCTTCCTCAACCTCTGCCGGGTACCGGCGCCGTTGCTGAATATGCGGAACTGGGGAACTTTGGTCTTCGAATCGTGATGAGCTACCAGCCGAATACGCTGGCTCAGCAATTCACCGTTGACGTGCTCTACGGTTGTGGCGTACTACGCAACAATTTCGCGGTACAGATCAACGCCTAGCCAACAATCCTTGAGTTGAAGTCAGTAGCAAGGGGGGCCGTCGAAAGGCGGCTCCTTTCTTTTTTAGGAGAAACAAATGGACTTGAAACAGTATTTCAAAAAAATTAACGATACCGAAGAGACGATCAAAGAGCAATATCCATTAATCGTAAGTCTCGAGACCGCAGATGGCGGGAAAGCTGGCGCGGTGGTGGAAGTGTCTCGCCGTGAAGCGGCAAAAGCGCTTGTGGAGAATCGGGCTGTTCTCGCGAATGAGCAGCAACAAAAGGCATATTTCGAGCGCGAAGCGGCGCGCAGAAAAATGGCGGAGACGGCCGATTTGTCACGCCGCCTTCAGATTGCCATCATTTCGGATTCGGATGCGCGAAACGCCATCGCTACGGAGAAGGTGAAGGAGCCCAAGGGCTCGCGGTAAACGCTTATGGCGCTATTCACTGACATTGAAATTATAGGGGCGCAGGATTTGCTGCCATACGAATCTTCGCTGCTTCAGGTGGCGTCCGCCCACTCCATTAACGTGGACCAAAAAATCGCGTTGGCGAAGCGTGACGTTGGCGAAAAGCTCATGCTTTTCTTGCAGGATGCCGGCGTCTCCGATCCACAGTGGCTCAGCCGTTTGGTTATCGGACTGTCAACCGTGGTTGTCACGCCTCCGCTCAAGCGCTGGCTCTGTCTGGAGGCGTTGACGAAATTCTTCGCTGAGGCCTATAACATTCAGTTGAACACGCGCTTCCATGCGAAATGGCAGGAGTATCTGCAGGATACGAAAGTCGCGGCGGATCAGGCGTTGCACGCGGGGTTGGGGATCGTCTATAGTCCGCTTCCGAAGCCTCAGTTGCCGGAAGTTTCAGTGCAAGCGGGAGTTGCTCCACAAGAGCCGCTCTACGTGCAAACGACTTGGCTGAATTCGCAAGGCGCGGAAAGTGCGCCGAGTCCGGTGAACGGCTTGGTGGCCAACGCACAGAGCGGTATTTCCGTACAAATGGCGGAAGGGGCATTAAAATCGCCCCCTGCCGCATTCGGCTGGAACGTCTATCTAGGTTCCAACGAAGCTATCATCACGCTGCAAAACGGCAATCCATTGAGTATAGGGTCCACCTGGAGTCTGCCGGCTTCAGGAATTGTGAGCGGTTCAAAAAGTGGTGACGGCCAAAAGCCGGATTTCATCATTCCGATTTCCCGGCAAATCAGACGAGGTTAAATTATGTTGCCTTTGACGCTGCTTGCTACCAATAAACTGCTCAACCTGCTTACGGTGAACAACGCCTTGTCACAGGCAATTAGTTCTAATGCGGCGGCATCCGGAGTAAACGTGCCGGCTTTGGGTGCCAGTCAGATTATTAGTTCGTATGTAACTCCCGACATGGGAGACCTGAACCTGCAACTGCCCTATCCGCGAGTCTGTCTTTATACCAGCCAGGTCGCGAACACGCAACGGGAGAAATTCCGTGCCTTTTCGGGAGTCGCTAGCGTGGTGGCCGATGTCTGGTCGAGCGACAGTTTGGAACAACCGGCGGAAACAGCCCTGCATTTCTTTGTCGAAGGAATTGCCGATATTTTGCAGGCCAATCTTGGCGACTGGGGCGATGGGTTTCGCTTCTCGGGAGTTTATGGAATACACATGCAGCCTCCTAAAGTGGGAGGCCTCGGCTTTGTTCAATTGGCGCGAGTGACATGCAACTTGAATGTCACTTACTAAAGAGGAATCACTATGGCCAGCTATATTTTATCTGACGCAAATCGCTTCTACGCAGCAACCGAAACTGCGTATGGTATTCCCGCGCCCGTTGCGGCCTCGAACAGATTCCCTGCTTTTAGCTTCGACTGTCATCAAAGCCTCGAAGCCACCAAAAGACGGGATAAAACGGGCAGCCGTACTTATCTTGGCAGTATCGCGAGCGCCACTCGAATGAGCAGCTTTGTCGTTAGCAGTCAGCTCACTTCGTGGGATGAAAGCAGCCAACCAGGTTATGGTCCTTTGGTGCGGGCCGCGATGGGAGCCACTCCCGAGTTTGTTCAAGGGTTGGTTGTCGCGGCTGTGAGCGGCGGTCAGATTCAAACACAAGCGCCTCACGGTTTAACCTTCGGTTCCGCGGTTTCGAATGGCTCTGAAATTCGTTTCGTGTCGAGCGTGGAAAATTCCGTAACGTTCAATGTGAATGTTCCATTTGCGGCGGGTCCGGGCGTAGCCAGCACACTTGCCACAACCATCGGATACAGGCTCGCTACACAGTTGCCAAGCGTCTCCCTTTATGACTACTGGGATCCGGCAAATGCCGTCAGCCGGTTGGTAACGGGAGCTGCCGTCGACAAGTTCCAAATCAATGTGAAGGGCGATGTTCATGAGCTTACGTTCAGCGGTCCCGCGGCGGATGTTCTCGATTCCACCAGTTCCGCATTCGGCGTCTCAGGTCTTTCGATCTTTCCGCCGGAGCCTGAGCGACAAACATTTGAATACTCCATTGTGGATGGGCATCTGGGGAACGTTTGGCTCGGCGCTCCGATGAATCAAGTCTTCGCGTTGACTGAGGCATCCATCGAAATAAACAACAACGTGCTCGTCAGAAGCCAGGAGTTCGGATCTGCCTATCCAATGGCAATTGTTCCCGGCACGCGCGAGGTGGTGGCGAGTTTTACGCTTTTTGCACAACCTGATGCTGCCACACAAAGCCTTTACGCCGCTGCGAAGTCAAAGGTGCTCATTTCTGCTCTTCTGCAGTTGGGACAGCAAAAGGGCCAAATGATGGCGATCCTTTTGCCAAGTGTGGCTGCCGAGTTGCCTCTTTTCAACGATTCGGAACCCTATCTATTGTGGGAGTTCAAAAACAGCTTGGGGCAGGGGGTATCAAACGATGAAGCTTATCTCGCTTTTTCATAAAGGGCGGCATTTGCCGAGTGTTGTGTGGCACTCAAGCCAATCCATGCAGGGCGTTCGGTTTGCCATTCGGCGCGTCTCATTGCAGCAACGAATCGAGTTGAACCACAAACTGCGGGAACTCACGCTTGAGTACGAGTTTCTAAAAACCGGAGATGCAACAAGCCAGTTGGAAGCGGCGTTATCCGACCTGCTGGTAGCAAAGCTGTATATCGAATGGGGTCTTGTCGCCCTTGAGGGCCTGTCAATTGATGGCAAGAAAGCAGTAGCGGCCTCTATCATTGCCCACGGCCCGGAAGTTCTGACCAACGAGATTGTGGAAAAAATTCAGGCAGGGAGCACTCTGACGGAAGACGAAAGAAAAAACTCCTAATCGCATTCCATTTCCAGTTTTCGGACCAAGCCGCGTGGAAATGCGATCGCTGTGTAGCTAGCGGATTGGTCAAAGCGCGCCGCTGCGCTTGGCGAAAAGAGCAGGAAGAAATGCCATTGCGGCCCGTGTTTGTGCGCGGGAAGACGGTGGCATTTCGCTGTCCGAAGTCGCTGATTACGGCACTCAGCCTGACGTTGATCGAGCAGTTTCTCTATTGGAAGCGCTTTGGCGGAGATTTATGGTCGTGGGACGCGAAGACGGCCGACGCGATGTTGGCCTTGGAAGAAGAGAGTTTGAAGGAGAACATGAATGAGCAAAAGTAACTACAAATTGCCGGCGCTGCCCGGCCTGCCGCCAGTGCCTTCGAGCGTCGCGAAAACGACGCCTGTGCGCACCGCGAGTCTCACGAAGACCAGCGGATTTAACCAAAGTACCGGGCAGCCAATCAATTTCGGCAGGGCTTCGCGGGCGGCAACCAGAACTTCGTCATCGCCTAGCCGGTTCTCCCAATTTCTTTCGGGCAGCAGCTCCGGCGGTCTGGGCGGCACGGTCAGCCAGGCACTCGGGTTTGGCGGCGGAATCGGATCGTTAATTTCGGGGCTGGCTAGTCTCTTCGGAGGTGGAAAAACCGCGCCTCCCGCTTTAGTGGCGTATCAACTCCCAACCTCCCAGTCGCAAACGATAACCACTGGCAGCACCGTATCCACTCCGGGCGTCTACGGCGGCCCATCGCCGGTATCGCCATTTGAAAATCACAGCGGGCAAATTGTCCAGTCAGTCAAGCAGGCATTGCTCAATTCGAGTTCGCTGAACGACGTGATCGCGGAGCTATAAGAACATGCAATTTCCAACACTGAGTTCAGGAGCCGTGACTCAATACGGATCTCCCATGGGTTTTGTCTGGCCGGCGCAGGTCATTCGCTTTGTCGATGGTACAGATCAGCGCTTCCTCGCTTGCGGTGGCGCGTTCCGTCGCTGGTTAATCCACCTGCGTTTGCTAAACGAATCGGAGATCGCCTCAATTGAGGCATTCTTCAACGCGATGGGCGGAGAATATTCCACTTTCAGCTTTCCCGATCCAATCAGTGGCGTCGGCGTTCCGAACTGCCGTATCGGCGCGCCTGAATTGATCAGTGAATACCAGGATGTCGATATTGCGGCAACTTCTCTTTGGGTGGTCGAAACCAATGGCTAATCTCCTTTTTCCACAGTTAAGCAGCGGCGCCATGGTGCAATATCCGATTCGCAAACAAGCCACGATCCGCACAATCAAGAATCTAATGGCCGATGGCAGCATGCTTGTCGCGGCAGATCCAGGCGCCGGTCGATTGCTTTGGACCCTCAACTATGTCAGTCTTCCGGGAAAAGATAGGCAGGCGCTGCAAAGTCATTTCGAGGCTTGCGGAGGACCTTTTAGAGCTTTCACTTTTCTCGACCCCACGGATAACCTCCTAACTTATAGTGCGGATTTGACCCAACCAATTTGGGGATCTCTCGCTGGCGTAACGGTTCAACCAGGAGTGCGAGACCCAAATGGTGGGACGGCAGCTTTCCTTGTGACCAATGGCAGTGCTGTTACTCAACAGCTCTCACAAACGCTCGCGGCCCCAGTGAGTTTTCAATATTGCTTTTCTGTCTATGTCTCCGCTCCCAGCGCTGGAACAATCGATCTCACAATGAGCGGTGGCAGCGTCGAGCAAATGACCGTATGCCCAGCCGGGCAGAGTTGGTCGCGAGTCTCCTTAAGCGGTGCTCTTCAAGATAGCGGCATAGGCTTAACCGTAGGAATCGATCTGCCGCCAGGGCAAAGTCTTTCACTGTTCGGTCCTCAGCTCGAACCGCAGATTGCCCCCTCCCGTTTTCGGCCAACGTATTCAAACTCTGGGCTCTATCTAAATGCACATTGGGCCGTGCCAGAGCTCATTTTTACCGCCGCTGGCCCCAATCTGTTTTCGAGCTCTTTCGGTATCGAAACGAGCGTCTGGAATTAACGAATGTCAACCATTAATCAGATCAAACAATTAGCTGAAGCCGACACGCCGCTGTTGTTCTTTCAGTGCGTGCTTCCGTCTGGCGGTGTCCAGTATTGGAGCACCTACGCCATTCCCTTTGCCGGAAACAACTATGCTGCCCGAGTGCTAAAGCATAATCTCTTTGATTTGCAATTATGCGCGGACGACGCCATGGATGGGCTCACACGGCTGTCGCTCACTCTCGCCAATGCGGATTCCGAACTTTCGCAGCTTAACACCGCCATCGGTTTCAAAGGCTCTCAACTAACTGCTTATTTTGCATTTGTCGATTTGCCTGGTCAGACCGTGACTTCAGAGAGCACGGTGCTCTTTCAGGGAGCCGCGGGAGATCCCGACCAAATCGGTGAAGATTTTCTCACGCTCAGCTTCACGAACAAGCTGAGTCTCCAGCGCATTCCGATTCCCGACGCACGCGTGCAGCGTTCGTGTCCGTGGACCTTCCCTGCGAACCTGGCTCAACGGCAGGAGGCTCTGAACGGAGGTGGTTCCGGGAAATTCTCGCGCTACTATCGATGCGGCTATTCGGCCGATATCGCCGGAGGAATCGGCAATCTGAATGGTGGTCAAGCGTTTACATCCTGTGACTACTCTCGTGGACAGTGCGTGCAACGCGGCATGTTCAGCGCCGACGCGAATAACAATCCCACTGCTCGTTTCGGCGGCTTAGAATTCGTACCGGCGGCCATTTTAGTGCGGGGAGCTACCGATAAGACCTCCCAACTTTCGGGCATCGTCGATAACACCGCCAAATACAACGACGCCATTCCTACTGTTTACGGAACGGGATGGATCAAATCGCCTGTGGTCTTTTCCAGAAACGACGGAAATCTGACTCACATGGAAACTCTGCTGGGCTTAGGTCCTATCGCCAGCGTTCTGAAAGTGGTCGTGAATGACATTGAGATCCCGCTTGCCACGCCAGGCCAAGATATGACCACCACGGGATGGTATGCCATCGTTTCATCGGGCAGCCGTCAGGGCGCTTTCAATCTGGATTTTGTGGATTCGTCGGGAAACCCGTTAGGAGATCCTCACGGCAGCATCGCTTCACTCTCAGTCGTGGTGCCCAATCGGATCAGTACTGGCCAGTCGTCTCCCAGCGTTCAAGTTTTGATGCAGGGAATCCAGGTAGATACTTTCGGTCTCGATGGAAGCCCCCAAGGCGCCGTATTTTCGAATAATCCCGCTTGGGTCATCCTGGACATTTTGCGGCGCTGCGGCTGGAGTCTCACAGACTTAAATCTCCCGGCGTTTGCGAACTCCGCGGCATTTTGCGCCACGTTCATCAGCGTGACTGACTTGAATGGCAATCAATTGCAAGCGCCTCGTTATAGCTGCAATCTGGTTTTAACGAAGCGTCAGAGCGCGGCAGTTGTGGTTCGCGGTATTAGAGTTGCTTCCAGTCTTATGATTCGCTATGGAGTTTCCGGCTTGCTGGAATTATTGCCGGAAACCACGATTGCCGGCCAACAGAGCACTCTCCCGGATGGAAGCAATAGTGTTGAGATTCTGAATGGCGGCTGGCCGGTTTACGAATTCAGCGATGCTTCCGGACCCTTCTCCGGCATCGCCAGAGATCCGAAGGAAAGGTCCACCGTGGTCCTTACGTCCAATTCTGTGGCGGAGACTTCAAATTGTCTGGGCGTTGAGTTTCAAGATGAATTCAACGAATACCAACAGGATAGTCTCTCTACTGTCAATTCCGAAGACGTCGCTCTCATCGGCTATGAGATTACCAGCCAATCCTCAGCCATGGGGATCACGAACTATAGCCAAGCCACGCGAGTCTTGCTCCGCCAGCTTGATAAATCAACAGACGGCAATCTTTTTATTAATTTCGTGACAAGCTTCCGGGCTTTGAAGGTTAGACCTGGGGACGTTATTGCGGTGACTTATGCGAAAGAGGGTTTTCTGCGAACTCCTTTCCGGGTTGTCAAGATGTCACCGGCCATGAATTTCGAATTCGTCGGCATTCAAGCTCAAATTCACGACGACGATTGGTACAGCGATAGCATTACCACGCTTCTTGCAGCCGGCCGTCAACCCGCGAGCCAGATGCAAATTCCCAGGCCACTCATCGGACTTGTCCCTGTTACTGACACGAATGGGCAGATCGATAGCTTTAGTTTTGAGGTTACTGACAATCCTATCGCTCACACTGACGGCTCAACCACTGACACTATCTCAGTTGGGTTTTCAATTCCATCAGCTCCGTCGCTAGCGGCGTTGAACATTCCGTTGCTAAGCTTGTCGCCCACTTATTCAACAATCGGAGGCACGCTCGAGGCAGGCAACACTTATTACTACGCTGTGAGCGCGGTTGATTCGTCAGGGAACGAGGGGCCTCTATCCTTTACAGCAGCGGTCACATTGCCCGCCGGCCCCAATACTTATTCCGCGACCATTAACCAGCTCAGCTTCGCATCAAACGCTGCCAGTTTTAATGTATATCGTGGCTTCAATCCCCAGGCTCTCTACCGGATCTGTTCGAACGCGCCGTTAGCGGCGAGTTTCCCCGACACGGGCTTTCCTATTCAGCCCATCGGGCCGCCGGATGCGAGTTTCGGTCATGCCAATTTTTATTACCGCTTTGAGTATGGCGGACCGTATCAAACCACCGCTGCGACGGCATCTACTATTAGCTGCGCGGATATGGGAGCTACCGTCGGCGCCTACGCTACCTTCTCGGTGCGTATTGTGGGGGGCACGGGTGAACTTCAAGAGAGATCCATCTCCTCGAATACTCAAACGACGTTAACCGTCAGCCCTCAGTGGTCGACTACCCCTGATTTGACCAGTATCTTCGTCATCGTGGAATCCTCTTGGATCTTCGCCGCGGTCTCGAATACCAGCCCCGTTCAATTTGAGATTCCATATTCTCAGGGCGAAGTGATTGAGATCTCCGGTCGTAGTGCCAACGTGGCAAATCAGGAAGCTAGTGTAGACCTTTGTCCCATCACAAGTTTCGCCTTGGGAGGCGGGAACACGCAGTATGGAGTGGCCGGTCCGCCAGCTTTCTCCCTAATTGCGCCAGGCGGCGGCAATCTGACTCTCTACGCTATCGGCTTTGCGGACCCCGAGAAAGCGATGTCAGTGACGAGCGGCACATTGCAACTCTTCAGTTGGAACGAACTCAATACCCCAAGCCCTTATGTACTTGCAGCCAACGTAGACATATCCGCTTCGAGCATCCAGCTTAATCAATCGATAACACTCACTTTCGGCCAGGCAATTCAAATCGGATCGGAGATCGTTACCAATTTAAGCGTCAATGCGCTGGATGGCGTCTATACCGTGGGGCGCGGTGTGCTTGGCTCTACTCCCACCGCTCACTCCGCTGGCGATGCCGTGCTCATACTCGATAGCAAATCGATTGTCGTGCCCTTCGCTCAAGGTTTCTTCCAAAACAGCGCTTCCGCCAACTATATACACACCTTTTCACTCCCCGACGTACGTGTGGCCGCGGCGGAATTTTTCGTCACAAACGCTTTTGGGCAGGGCCAAACATCGCAACAATCCTACGCCGCCGTACCCCCAGACAACAGCAACCTGCGGACTCTCTCGGGCGGTCAATTCTCGCTGCAAGTAAACGGCTACCTTGCCACTCAGCAAAATGCCGCTCCTCCCCTCGTCATTGAGGCGAGTCATGCCGTTCGCGATATCCGGGCAACCGTTAACCAAGCCGCGATCGGTTATGACATTTCGGTGCAAGTACTTCAAAATGGCGCGGCCTATGGCGCTGCCCTCGCCATCACATCGGGAATAACTACCTCTAGTTCCATCGTTATGGGCGCCGAACTGGCTCCGCTACTTGTGGGAGACATCCTAACCATCAATGTGACGCTCAACGTTGACGCAGCGAGCACGGCGCCGAACGGTCCCAGCCCTGGTCGAGATCTCACGGTAACAATAAGGCTCTAAAACTATGTCTGAACAAATTACCAAACTAGCTCCCAATCGGGATTTGCAAGCATATTTTCTGACACCATCGGCGATTGCCGCTATGAGTTCAGCCACCACCACCGGTTACGTTCTTTCCGGTAAGTGGCGCCAGCAGTTTGACTGGGCAGTGGTTGAGTGGAACCGGGATAACGTCTTTGAACATCCCTCTTTGCGCTATCTGCCCGACGGAGATCTAAGTGGTCTCACGCTCACCTATCAGGAAGAACGTTTCGGTTGCATTCCATTCGAATCGAGTCTCTATCCAGTCGTCGATTGGCATCGTGTGCGTTTGTGGGTACCCAATTCCGATGGCACAGAAACCGTCTATTACGTCACGCTCGCCGATAAAGCAGTGCCAGTGTCTGGTTCCGTGCAGCCCGCCTCAGCCACCATGACGTTGATCGCTTCGCCCGGTACGAACCGAGTGGGTTTGGCGCTCTCGGAGGAGCATTATTATTTTCAAGGCGCCAGTAGTGAATCTCTCTCAGATATGGCTGCCGGTATCGCTTCAGCCGTCAACAATGGAAGCACTCGTTTTACAGCCACTTCTTCGGGTCCCTCGGTAACCGTCTATTGCAACGGTCCAAGCGCGGAACTAGCCATTACAGGTAGCAACGGGAATCTCATGTCCATGTATGGCTTCTCCGAAAATGCGGTAGCGGTTTGGCAGGAACCGAGCGCCGCTTTCTCGGGCGGCGCTTTCCCCACCGTTTACCAGGTAACTCTGAATTTTGGGAATCTCATGGGTACTACAGATGCCGATCCTACTCTGCAACTCATCCCTACTACCAACGTTAGAAAAATGCGCTGGACCTGGGCGGCAAATCTCCAAAACAATTCGTTTACTCAAACCGAATTTCAGGTGACTGTTTCCAACTGGTCCGTCACTGGTGCGAATCAGCTTTACAGTTTCGCCGGCCCTGGTAGTCGCAGAATGGAAGACTCCGATTCCGGCGTCGTCTACACCGGTTCTTGGCAGTTCCAAACCGGGAACTACTCAGGCAGCAAAATTCACTTGACCGGTAACCCCGGTGATAACTGCTCCATCACATACAGCGAAACCAGCTCTCATCAACTCTATCTGGGTCTCCGCCGAACGAGTGGCGCGCCACCCATCACAATTCTTGTCGATAACGGCCCGGCCATACAAACCCTGCTTACATTGGCCGGCGAGGACGTTCTTATCCGTTATCCCCTGGGCACTTTCGCTTCGGGATCTCACACAGTGACAATCACTCACAGTGGGAACAATACCCAAGTGCTCTATTTTGATTTCTTGGAAATCGCTTACCCCAGCAATAACCTCCCGGATTTCGCGCCAAACGCTGAATTGGCATTAGCCACTGACTGGGATACTTATCACTCTCAGTCTCTGCCCGCCGAACGAACCGTTTGGCTGATCAATAAACTGGGATTTACCGGCCGGGTGAACCACTATGTGGGTGCTCTGTGGTTCTATGAGCTCGTTCGTACCGGCACTCAGTACGCCTCTCTTACTGTGGAAATGCAGTTACAGGGGACTCTCGCCAATAATGCCCTCATCACATTTATCTTGGCGTCCGATCAAATCTCGCTTGCAAACGGACCTTATACGGAGATCAGTCATCTTGTTCTGCTAGACGACACCAATTCCACCATTGCGCAAGCCTTCGCTGGCCTCATCAACGCAGGAACGAACTTAGTTTGGGCAAACGCCAGCGGCAATCGGTTGACTCTCACCGCTCGCTCAATGGGAACGTCCGGTAACAATGTTGGCTTTAGTCTCTTCTCCGCCAATACCGGGTTTACGGCCACTCAATCTTCTACTGCTCTCAACGGAGGCATCGACGGCACGCCCTATGACTTAGGCCCCGCCACCACCTTGAACACCACCCTCATAGCCGCCGCTGATTTCTGGCAAACGGATTTGACGCTGCCACAACTCAACCGTGCCGCGCGCGACTGGCATGCGGCGTATTTTGCCGCCATTCAGGGTTACAGCATGGACGTCGTTGCTTCCTTCAGTACTGAGCTCCTGAACGCCGATCCATCGCTGGCAGCCGGTCTGGCGCAACGCTACTACGACGGCACCCCTGTCGTTCTCAATACGCCGTCCATTCAAACTAATTTTTCGCCCAAGTCGCTCGCTTACTGGCAACAGGTTTATCTCAATATCGCGGCGCTGCAAAGCGCTGCCGGCCTTGTCCCCTACCTGCAATCTGGCGAAGTGCAGTGGTGGTACTTCCCCAGCACCGGCATCAGCATGCCCTTCTACGACGCTTACACTCGGCAGCAGTTCTCCGCAGCCTACGGCGTCCCCATGCAGGAAATTACCAGCAACACGAGCGATCCCGCCTCCTACCCAAATGAAGTGGCTTTCCTTCCAACTCTCATCGGCGCCTACACCGCCGCACTTCGATCGGCTCTCCAAACTGCCTATCCTGGCTGCCGTTTCGAGGTTCTTTACCCAACCGACGTAAACAATTTCGCTCTTAACACTTTGATCAACTACCCGTCCACTGACTGGACTCCCGCAAATCTCACTTGTTTCAAAACCGAAAGTTTCGGCTTTACCGGCAACTATGATCTGGTCAGTTGCACCATGTCAATGAATACCAGCGCGGCCAAAGGCTTCCCTAATTCCCAACGCGCACATCTCATTGGTATCGGCGACGCTTGGAGCGCATGGCTCAAAGAGGCGGATATCGCGCAATCCCAGGGCCTCGAAACGGTGGTGCTGTTTGCTTTGGATCAATATTGCCTCATTGGCTATCCGCCTCCTCCTTTCGTGAACTCAACCAGCAGTTCGCGCCAAGGTTAA